AAGAACCAATGATTTGGGCATTAGTAAATGCGGTGAAAGAACTAAGCACCGAAGTAAGTACTCTTAAAAAACAACTCAAGGATAAATAATGAAAAACTATAAAGCAATGAAGTCTGCTAAAAGCTGGTCTGTAAAGAAAGCTAAAGTTGTTGATTCTAAAGCAGTTTCTGAAGTCAAAGATGACGATGGAAATGTTGTTAGATTAGCACAAGCAGAGCAATCACATGATGAATTACAACTAGTTAAAAAGCAATTCGATGGAAGCACTGGTAAAGCAATGGATGACTCAGTTCAGTCTTATAGCTTAGAGCAAGTTGCTAGTGAAATTAGTCGCATAAAAGCTAACATTAAGCAAATGCAAGATGAACAAGCTGACATGGAAGAACTAGAGAAAGATTTAAAAGCACTTTAATCAATAACCAATAGGAGCATATAATGGCTAAAAAAGAAAAAAAAGAGCCTCAAAAGCTAAACCTATTCGACAAAGAGTATTTGTTGGATGACTTAACGGATGAGCAAAAAGCAATGGTAAACCATATCGCAGATCTTGAGAACAAGATTAGTGGTACTGCGTTTAATCTTGACCAATTAACAGTTGGAAAAGAGGCTTTTATTTCAAGACTAAAAAATTCTTTAGAATCTGAGGACGAAGTAGAAGAGTAATGCTAGTACGTAAATGCGCACATGGTCATAAGGTTTATATCTTTAAACCACGTACCAAAGAAAATGCTTCATATCGCTTTAGTGACAGCGAAACCGTCGCATTTGATGCGCAGAATAAAGCGTACATAGTAACAAGTGGCGGAGCAGTGGTTAAGAGAAGCGATTCTTGGACTACTGCTCAGTCTAGCTATAATGCTGAGTGTAAGAAATTACATGAAAAAACTACTGGACCATTAATTATTGGTAAGCATACGCTTGTCAATGGTGTAGCGACAGAGGTATGAGTGAAAAAGGTGCAAGGTCGTATACTGGAGAAATTACCGATGGAGATACGCTTTCTTTTCGTGTCAATTTGCGTTGGATGTTTAATTCTGCTTTTTTATTGTTATCAATTTTTGGCGCTGCATATAGTGTTAAACAGAAAATTGATGATACTGCAAGAAGAGTGGCAGAGCTTGAGCAACGAGTTGCAGACCTCAAGTCAATACATGATGCTGAGATGAAAGAAATAGAAGCATGGTACAAAAAATCGCTAGATATAAATCCATTAAACATTTTTGGAAAGCCGAAACGAAAGTAGAGCTAACAGAAGATGACTTTAATCATAACTATTTTATTAACAGAGAGTTGCGGAGAGTAAACAATGGCTAGAAAGAAAAAACGTGCTGGATTATGGGCAAATATCCACGCTAAAAGAAAAAGGATTGCACGCGGTAGTGGTGAGAGAATGCGTAAACCAGGTTCAAAAGGAGCGCCAACAGCACAATCATTTAGACAATCTGCTGCAAAGAAGAAAAAGAAGAAGCGTAAGTAATGCCACAGATACCATTTAAGTGCATTTATTGCGGTGCAAAAGTAAAAGAAGCTTTTAACGGTGTTTGTAAAAAATGTGAGGAGCAACAGTGACTGAATTAGCAGATATGTGGGTACAAATTGGGAGTGCTGGCTTTTTAGCAATATTGTTTGGTTATCTATTGCTAAATCTTGTTAACTCACAAAAAGAGCAAACAGAAGATTTGGAGTCAATCCGAACAGATTTAAGTCAGATGGCTAGTGAAATAAACAATACAATGTCGATTGCTGTAAAGTTAATCGATTCAATTAATAGCTTTAAAAATGGTCTTGATGACAAGCTAGATCGTAGGCACGAGAAAATGACTGAAACCATTGATGAATTGTCCAATCAAATTAACTATATGCAAGGTCGCATAAATGGATCGCACAAATGATTACATATCGTGGAGAAAAGTTTAGTGGCTATAATAAACCAAAGCGAACCAGTGGTAAAAGTAAGAAGTTTGCAGTACTGGCTAAAAGCGGTAGTAAAGTACGCTTAATACGCTTTGGTGATCCAAACATGCGCATTAAAAAGAATAGTCCTGCTAGGCGTAAATCATTTAGAGCAAGGCATAAGTGTGATAGTGCAGGCGCTAAAAATAAACTAACGGCTCGTTATTGGTCGTGCAAAAACTGGTAATATGAAGTTGAATACAAATATATCATTAGAGAATGTTGTTACAATTGTGGTCCTTATTGGTTCAATGACACTTGCATTTGGTTTTATGAAATCAGATATAAGCAGCATTAAAAAAGAATTAGAACTCAAAGTTGATACGCGTCAATATGAGTCAGACAGAAATTTGCTAACCTACAAACTGGATGTCATCATGGAAGACATTGCAGAAATAAAACAAATACTAAAGGAAAGAAAATAGCATGGATATTAAAAAGATGTTACTCGCTATGGCAGAACAACAAGCCGATAGCGTAAAAAGCGAGATGCTCTCGTGGATACAAAGCGATGACTTTGAAGAAGAGCTTGCAGAAAAAATGGATAAAGCAGTTAACATTCCATTTGTCAAAGATGACAGAGAAAAAGAGTTTTTTCGTGGTGTAGCTGACCTAATTACTGACATTATATACGGACTTGCTGGTGGTAAATAAAGACCAATTAATTAATCTCATAGATGAGACTTTGCACGATATAGGCTTGCATAGTAAAGAAGCGGTATCGCTTGTTTATCATACTGGCTTAGTCGAATCAAAGTATCAATATCTATACCAGGTTGGTGGTTCAAATGTGGCTCGCGGTTTTTTTCAGTGTGAGCCACACAATGCGGTGGATATATGCAAGAACTATCTTGCTTATAGAGAAGACTTAATGCGCGAAGTCGCTAATGCCTGCATGTTAGACTGGCGCTTTTTTACTAGTCCAAATGAAGATGCTTGGCGCAAGATATTAACTTATAATGTTAAAGCGCAAATAGCATTTTGCAGGCTACATTGGCGCAGAGTACCTAAAAAGTTGCCAAAGACAATTACAGAACAAGCAAAACAATGGAAAATCTATTATAATACTGCGCGTGGCAAAGGCACTGTAGACCATTTCATCAAGATAGTAGAAGCATATGGATAATGAAATCCAAAAAATAGAAAACATAATTGAAGTAATGTCTCAGCTAAAAGAATTAGAAAAACAAATACGTAGTGATTACGATACACAAGGTGAGTCTCTTGCACTTATTCTTGCTTTAATTGCAACGGCAGAGATACCAAATGTTACATTACTGCCAAACCTTGAGGATATAGCAATAGCATGAGTAGTATATATAAATCATTTTGCAATATAACAACGGACCTACAAGGTGTAGTTAGCGATATTGATCGCTATGATCGCAAAAGAGTATTATCACCAAGTTGGAGTAGTCCGAGCAGTAACATGTACCGCTTATCCAATGTTGGCTACATAGAAAATTTATATAAAGATGGTGTAGAACTAACGAAAGTAACAGATACACCTGATGCAGATAATGAATACAAATATGATGCTGCAACAGATAGTGTAGATTATTATCTTGGAAGTTCCTCTGCTTCTGCATTAAACAGCGCCGTCTTTGAGGCTGGACAAGACTGGGTAGATTTAAAGACACGTATATGTAATGAGCAAGCAGATTTAATGCGCTCTTACATAGATAGACCAATATACAAACGTGGAAACACCACATACCAAGGCGCAAGCGAGCGTAATTATGATTTCATCATTGTTCGCATCAACGCCATTCTCGCCTGCGCCGACCTGGTAAGAAGTAGCGATCCTGAAAAAGCAGATGTCATTGAAGCAATGGCAATTAGTCCTGATGGTGATGGCCTCTTAGATAAGCTTAAGCGCCGGGAATACGTAATGTCTAATGAGACTTCATTCGCATCAGAAAAAGGCGTTATACAAGAGATTGCGCTTGATGCAAGCACAACTGGTTATTTAGAAGATATTAAAATCAATCAGCCACCCAATGTTGACTATGATGAGGTTCGTGTGGTTATTTCAACTGGTGGCACATTTGCGCTTGGCACAAGCAGTCCAGTTAAGTACGATGTCTATGTAAAAAACGATAGTGGCATTCGTATGCATAAAGTAGTGGATGCAGAGCAAGTTAATGGTAATTACCAGTCACTTGCTTATGGAGCGAGGATAAGATTTCAAGCTGGAGTTTATGTCGCTAATGATGAGTGGTCCATCATCTTTCAAAGTGACGAACTGCCAGTAGGAACAGTTAAATCAGGACAATTATACAGATAAGGAGTAGTCATGCCAGGTAAAAAAGGATATGGAAAAATTGGGAAGAAAAAAAGCAAGCTTAAGAAGAGCAAAATGAAAAAACGTAAATCTATGTCATCTAAGCGCCGTTAATATAGATGGCAATTTCTTACGAAAATGTTATTTATGATCGGGTTATTGAAAGTATATCTAGCATCATTGCAGACGAATTTTCAATACCAATTCGTTATGATGCCCATGATGAGGGTAATCAGAGCTTTTTGATAACACCAGTAAGTGATGAACTTGAAGAGCTATTAGCTAGTGGGCAAACAAGAAATGTTGAAGTGTCTATTAGCTATGAGCTACAAAGTTCCGGCAACTACACAAAGAACAGTATTAGTCAAGTGAGTAGTATTGCTGAAAGATTAAAGAGATTATTGTATAATAATAAAAATTATGCCGTAAATGGAACAACAAAGTATTTTAATGGCAGTGTAGAAAGCATTGCTTACGAAAGAGATGAAGATAATAATGAGTTATTGCGCGCTATTACTTCGTTTAACTGTACAACATTGGAGTTAGTGTGAAATATAAAGCAAAAGAATCTTATAAAAGTCTTGATGCGACCAAAAACTTTATGTCATTAGGGATGGCATCAAAGCATATATGGTTGCTTGATGGTCAAGAAGTAGAATATAATGGCAAGTTATCAAAAGATATGCAAAAACATTTAGAAGAAGTTAAAGATGTCTCAAAAGGCAAAGGAGCTGAGTAATGGCAAAAAGTGCAAAATTTCAATTAAAAAATAATACCAACGTATATATTGGTACAGAAGCAACAATGGGTACAGCAGCGGTTGCTGGTGCTGCGCTTACTGAGCTTCCAGCTACTGATTTTAGTTTCTCAGAACTTGGTGCTGGTGGGCAAACATTAAGCATTGCTCCATTCAGAGTAGGTGGTGGCCTAACGCAAAGCGATGATATGGTCCGCGCACAAAGACATGATCGCATGTATGAAATCTCAGTGACATTTATGTGTACTGATGCAGCAACAAAGCGTGTTCTTTTAAACTTATATGAAGATGGTGCAAGTGGCGGTATCTCATCTTTGCTTGGTTCAATGCCAACTACAATGCTATTTGAAGATGGAGCATCTAATGCAATCCCAGTCAGTTTAATCTTTCGCGATTCTGCACATGATGCGACAAATGACATGGTGTTTAGAAGTTGTATGGTAAATTCAATGACTTTTTCGGGTGATATTGGTGGTAATGGCGGTGTGGTTATGTGTACCGCAGTATTTCAAACCGCTTATTTACCAACTGGTAGTACTGGTTTAAGTTATAGCAGTATTACAGCATCATCTGCTCAACAAACTATGTTTAACATGCATGATTTGACTGCAACAACAGTTACGCCTAGTGGTGGTAGTGCAGAAGATTTACTTATGTATAGCTTTGAAATAAATCTTGCTAGGTCAGTGACTAGGATTGGATTTGATTCATCAAGCGATTTTAAACCAATGGGTTACTCAATTGGTGGGTATGAAGTTACTGGAAGCTTAAATGTTAAGCGTGACGCAGAATCAATAAGTGCGATACCTGAAGCGACTGCATTTGCATTAGATATAGATACCGGTGTATATCAAATAGTAGCACCAACATGCCAAATAGATGCAGCATCAATTAGCTTTGATGATGATGGCTTTAAGCAAGTTATACCTTTTAGAGCCACGTACACTGGAGCTACAACATCTAAGATTTTTGAATTTGCTGGCACTGCTAGTGATACTTAGACCTGGGTTAATACAAACAGTGAGGCTGTATGACCGTAAAAACAAAACATGGTGATTTTGAGTGCCGTGAATTAACATTCAAAAAGCGTAGAGAATTACACCGATTAGAGATTAGTTCATTAGGAGCTGATGGACAAATAAACTTAGAAAAGTATTATGATGTAATGGAATTCATTATGTCATATGCTTTTGTCGATGCTGAAGATTCTTTAGGACATTTAGATGATTCAGAGATTGACACTGTATTAAGTGAAATCTATACAAGGTACAAGAATCCACCCAAAAAAAAGAGCTAAAAGTACGCGTTGCGATGTGGATGAATTATCATAGTGTAGAAACACGCAATCTAGTTTTTCCATATCGCGCGAAATCGCCCACATTGAAAAAATCTATTCTATACACAAAAGAAGAAGTATGGAATGAGGTTTATCGCGTACTTGCAGAAGACCACAATGGCAAATTTACACCCGGGCAGCAATTATATTATAACATGCTACATTGCGCAGATTCGACCTTTTTTTATGATCTGAATGTTATCACGTTATTAGAAGAGTATTTACTCCACAAACGCTTTAATGTACCTTTATATGAATCACTGGACAATGCACTATGTGAGCGTATGTCGCTTTTTACTGCTATTGATGAAGAGTACTTAGCAATTCAACGGTTAGAAAAAGATGGCAGCTGAAAAATTTATAATTGAAATACGCACCAAAGGTTTTAAAGGTGCAAACAAATCCTTAGAGCAAGTTACTAAATCAACAAGAGCTTTTTCGCGTGAAGCTAACAGAGGTAGTGGTGTTGCTGCTACATTTAGACGCAACATGTCAGGCTTGCGTAATAACTTACTTCTCGCAAGTTTTGCTTTTGGTGCTATTACACTAACATTTAAAAAGTTTGTTGATGCCTCATCAGGGTTTGAAGATGTAAAAACTCGCTTAGTGGGCCTTATGGGTTCTACAGAAAGAGCAGAACGTGCATTTAAAAACTTTAATGCAGTTGCCGCAACTACGCCGTTTAGCTTGCAAGATGTTGTAGAGGCCGGTGCGCAGTTAAAAGCATTCGGAGCTGATGCAGAGGGTATGATTAAGCCGGTAGCTGACCTTGCTGCATTTATGGGTACGACTGCAACAGAAGCTGCTAACTCACTTGGTCGCGCTTTTGCTGGCGGTGCAGGCGCTGCTGATATATTGAGAGAGCGTGGCGTATTAAATCTAGTTAAAGACTTTTCTAAAATTGACGATTTAAGCAAAATTACATTACCTGAATTCCGCAATGCATTGGAAGCTACGTTAGTTGATCCTGCTGCTGGTATTGCTGGTAGTACTGATAGAATGTCACAGACATTTAGTGGTGCATTTAGTAATATGACAGATAGTGTGACTAGACTTGCTGCTAGGATTGGTGATGTCTTATTACCATCATTAAAAGCTGGTGTTAGAGGCTTGGGTAGTTTTGCTGATGCAGCAAATGATGTTTTACGTAGAGCGATTGAAGACCGTGAAAACTTTGATATCTTTGGTGAGTCTATTGAAAAGTTTGGCGTTAAGATAGAGCGTTTGTCAGTAGATGATTTAAATGCAGAATTACAATCGTTGCAAGAGCAAATGGAAGCATCTAAAAAACCAATTGTTGATGCTTCTGAGGCTGTTATTTCATTTGGTAATAATATGACATTTTTGCCACCAGTACAAAATCAAGCAGCAGATGGTGTAATAAAAATAAGTGAAAATATGGACTTATTAAATATTGCATTATCAAAGGGTAATGGTGTTACAATTGGCGCAATTGATGCGTTTGATGGTCTAAATAAAGTAGAACAAGATTTTAACACTACACAAGTTGCAACTAATGTAAATGCAGAAAATTTTCTTAGTAGAATAAAAGCAATTAACGAAGAATTAGAGCGTAGAGAAAACCTTAATCCAGGTTTAGCGGATGCACAAAAAGCATTTAATGAAGTACTAAAAAATACAAGCTTGGCACAAATAGAACAAATTCAAAAAATTAAAGAAATCGTTGAGGCTAATAAGGAGCATTTAGGATCAAGTGAGGAAGTCGCTGCTGTATTAGCATTGCTGGAAGAAAGATATAAAAAATTAACAGAGTCAAAAGAAAAGACAAAGACAACTCAAGAAAAATTTAATGATTTATTAAAGCAAACAGACTTATCTCAAATTGCACATATTGAAAGTATGCAATTATTAATTGAGAAAAACAGAGAGCAACTTGGTTCAACAGAAGAAGTAATTGCAGTTCTTGATATGTTGAAAGAACAATTAAATGACCTCACTGGTACAACAGATGAGTTTGCAGAGACACAATCTTCTTTTAATGATATCTTAAGTACTACAGACATGGCGCAATTAAAGCAAATTGAAACCCTTGAGCTTCTTATTGCAACCCATCAAGCAGAACTAGGTACAAATGAAGAAGTAATGGCAGTGCTTACAACGCTTAAAGAAAAATATGATGAGTTAACTGGCACTACAAAAGCAGTCAAAGAAGAAGCAAAAGCAAATAAACTTGCTAAAAAAGAAGAAGAGGACCAATTGTTACGAACTGCTGCTGCAACGACAACAATTGCATCCGGTTTAAGAACAATGATGAGTGCCGGCGCAAGCGCAGAAGACCAGTTTAAAGCATTAGTTGGTACACTAGGTAAGTTAATTACAATGGGTGTGTTTAGTCCGGGTGGTGTTGCTACTGGGAGTTCAGCTTTAATGGGTAGTATTATAGGTGCTTTTACTGGACACACTGGCGGTCTTATCCAAGATACTGGTATACAACGTTTTGCTACTGGCGGTATGGTCCAAGGTGGTGACAATGTACCGATTCTCGCACAATCAGGTGAGTTTATTATGCAACGAAGCGCGGTAAATAGTATTGGACTGCAAAATTTAGCACAAATGAATAATGGCGCAGCACCGGAAAGTGGTTTAACAATTAATATTGCAGGAGACATGGTTGGCGATGAAGATCACATTAGAACCAAAGTCTTGCCTGCTATAAAAGAAGAATTAAGGCGTGAAGCTAACGCATAAACTATGGCACTATCTCCAACTGCAAATTTTACTAACTCTCTCAAGCGTAATAATGACATTTTCCCCATACTTACTATTGATGGCAGTTCAACTATATATCTTAGTACAAGAGATGTAACAGTAGAATCGCAAGCGTATGATGGAAGATTGTTAAGCGCTCCCGGTATAACCTCAAGTATAGATTTACGTAACTTTACAAGCAGAACTAATAATATAACATTGCGCCTAGCCAATAATGGCTATGCGCCTACGTTTGGTGAACGAACAAACAAAGTAGTCACTATCTATTTTGCTACCAATGGTACATTGTCAGCGCTTAGTGATTGCTTAAAAGTATTTACTGGACGCGTTATTGGGATATCTAAACTAACGGATAAAGAGATAAGTGTTAATTGTGAAGACTTTGCTGCTTGGCGTTTAAATAAGATATTACAAGAACAACTTAGTGGTCTTACTGGTTATAATACACCAGTTAAGGGCAAGTTTAAGCCAATTAGCTATGGTGACTTCACTGAAAACACATCGACAGAAGCAAGTCCAGGTTTTTGTACTTCAAAAGATTTAAGACCAGCACGTTTAATTACACATGATAGTTCGTATGTATATTATGATGAGGGTTTAAATAATAGTGGCGGTCGAGGTGAAATCTATGTAGAAAGCATTGACAGATTTATACCAATAGAAAATGCTACGACAGCAACATCGGAAAAATTTAATACAAATGTTATTCGCATTGATAATGTATCAGACACTACAACAAATCAAACATTTTTTAAACATAGTGTCAGGTTGTCACCAGTCTCTCAAGTTGCAAAAGCAGACCTAACCAATCCTAATTTAGATATAGAAGTAAGTCCTACAAATGCTATTGATGACAATGATGATAGTTCGATATCTCCAGCAACAACTGGTAGTTCTAGTGGTAGTCCAGCAGGCTTTATAGCTGCATTTTCAGGTCAATTACTTGGTAAAGTTAAAACTGTTAAAGCCGTACTTGTTGCAAATAATGTAACAAATGACATTCCTGATGGTGTTGTGAGTTTTTCTGTATCTCATATATATCAGGACGGTTCAGGTAATGATACTTTGTCCGGTATTCATTCATCAGATGTAAAAACTTCAACTGGTTGGTCAGGAGATAATTCATGGGGCGGTTTTGCTGGAGAGGTTAAATACACGGTAACAAAAGATATTACATCTGATTGGAACAGTGGCTCAAGCGAGGGTTATGATCCTGAAGCAAATCTTACAGATGTTGTAATTGCCATAAGGCTAACTGACCAATTTAATGCTCGGATGCTAAAAGTGTATAGTGTCTATCTAGACTTCACAACTTACTTAGAAATTGATAAAACTGTTAGTAGAGCCAGTAACAGTATGGAAGCTGTACCTAAAACGATTTACGTTGGGCAAGATGGCACGGCATTGGAAAGTGGTTATACAGAGTTAGCTGACCACGGTCCTACTGAAGTACATGAGAATATACTTGTAAACTTTGGACCTGGAGATATTATAGATGATACATCTCAGTTGGCTGTCGAAAACAATTACATTTCTGATGGAGCAGTGCGATGCACAATAGACGATCCTAAAATGACAGTGCAAGATGCACTTAATAAGCTACAAAAAGAAGCTGGGTTTATTGGATATATCAGACCTAGTGATGGCAAAATGCATTATCTTATTGAAGATGGATCAAGCAAGAGCATTGATGCCGATTTAACAACTGCTATGTATCGTAATGCTAGTTTTGCGACAATACCATTAAGTAAAATGCTTTGGAAAGTAAACTTTAATTTTGACAAGCACCCAGTTTCAGGTACGTATTTGTATGGTGCATCATATACAGAATCAGCAACTAAAGCCACGTATTCTTTTACAGATACCAGTGGCGTTATTACATTAAATCAAGACTGGGTTAATGATTTTGAAGCAGCAAAGAATTTAATTGCCTTATTTAAAGTGCAGCGAGTCACAGCGCAATGTGAGATACTTGATCCAACTTTATGGAAACTTGAAATTGGAGATATGATTACATTTAGTAACCCACCAGCAGATTTTCGTATGCGTGATACGGATGCTAATTATACTGACTACCAGTTTCGTATTACTGAAACAACTCGTACTGTAAATAGCTTAAAAATAAAAGCAATGGAAGTCCATAAAGCATAATGGCACATAAATTATACTTCGACAATGTTAATACTAGAGGTGCTACCTTAAACGACGGTACAGTCACAGAAGATAATGAAAGTGGTGCATTTAGCTTTGCTGACTCCACAAGCCTAACTGACGAAGACAAGGCTATAGACCTTAGTTTAGATACTGCTATTACTAGTTGGAGTACAGCAACGCGAGAGGGTGATGCGTTACAATTTAATTTAGGAAGTGCAAAGAGTGTTAATTTTGCATCTATTTATTATACTGCTGCTGATACGGATGCTTTAAGAATACATTATGATGATGCTGCAAGTGGTGTAACAAATGAACTATCAGATTTTACACAAGATTACGCAGTAGGTTGGAATATATTAAACTTTCCTGCTACGTATAGCGCCCAGTATTGGATTGTAGAAGCTGCCGCTGGTTCAGCAGTTGGTATTTCAGAAATATATTTTGGCACGGCGTTGGCATTGCCTATTGATGGTAATAGTATTACTACGCGAGTACCTTTTAGTTCTTTTAAAAGTAGTACTTACAATAATACTGAATTCACAAATAAAATAGATACAGAACTGCGCGAATGGACTATCAGACTACCAATCATAACAGAGGCAAATAAAACGAGCTTAGAGTTACTTCAAACTAATTATAGTAATCTATATACATTTGTGTATTATGATGAGTCAGCATATCATACTGTTAGGCTTGCTAAACCATTTGCGTTTAATCAAATAGCTACAAATACTTATTCTACCACAATAACACTAAAAGAATCACCCTAATGGCAAAAACTATTTATTATGATAATTTAGGATCGCGCTCTGCTACATTAACAGATGGCGTAATTAATAATGGTGTTTCGCCAGCTTCATTTACTAGTGCGCCAGTGTTAACAGATGAGCATAGAGCAAATGATGGCGGTATATCCAAAGTTGTAGGTAGTTGGAATGTTAATCAAGGCTTGCAGTTTAACTTTGGTAGCGCAGTGTCACCTGATTTCTGCGCTGTTTATAGTACCGTTGCAACAGACAATGAAATCAGAGTTAATCGCGATAGTTCAGCAACTGCGACATTTAGTGGCATATTTAATGATATTGATAGCTTAGTGGTAGGATGGAACATAAGAACCTTAACAGTGTTATCTATGCAATATTGGACGCTAAATAGCAAAGAGGGTGACTTAACTGGCATAGCAGAAGTATTCTTTGGCAATAAACTAGAATTACCACTTGAGCCAACCGCTAATATTATCACTAAACACACATTTGGCACAGAAGAAGTAAAAGCGTACGGTGCTAATCGCTACTATATTAGTAAACATGATAATTATAAAACTATGACACTTAGTTTTAATCATATGACTAGCGCAAATAAAACGAGTCTTGAAACTTTTTCTAACATTGTAACAGATCGAGAACCTTTTATATATAGCGAAGATGGCGCAACTGGACCATTTCACTGGGTAAGGTTAGTTCGCCCACTGACATTTAAAACAGTGTTACCTGATATTTTCTCATGTCAGGTGGTGATGAGAGAACTAACCTCGTAATTTGTTGTACAGTGTTGTACAAAAAGTGCCTTTCACGACAATCTCGTAAGCGGACTTAAAATCCGTTGGTAGCAATACCGTGCCGGTTCGAGTCCGGCCCCGGGTACACGTCGAGAAACCTCACTTTTAGTGGGGTTTTTTGCTATATATTCAAATCTCATAGTTTGGCATATTGTAGTAGGTCATGGAATATAATTGTTGTACAATGTTGTACATGTATTTTTTTTGTACAACACTTTAGTTATTTGAGATAATGTTAGTAAGTGAATCATGTACTTGGTTGTTTGTTGCACGTTGCTCTGCGATGCTAATGCCAGCATAATGATTGTCAACTACTGCATCCGACTTATCACCAATACTGCGAGATGCTTGCGGTAAGTCATGTGTCTCATTACGCAATACTTGTGCTTTCATTCTACGCAAATCATGGCAAGTGAACTCTATACCAGTAATAGCAACAATCTCATGCATAATTTTATTAAGCGCTTTATACTTCATATCTAATGGGCGCTTATGTCCACGCTCTTTCCACTTCTTAAGTATAACCATAACAGATGGATGCACATCTACCGTTTCACGTATTTGCCTACGTTTTTGAAGCAATTGCAAGGTATTATTTTCAAGGTTAACATGTTCCCAGTGCAATTCCTTGTACGGCTTTGTCCTTTGATAACCAGTAAGCTCATTAGCTCTAGAACCCAATACGGCAAAAAGCCACATTATATCTTTTTGGAAGTCATCTAATCCTGGATGATTAAATAAAGCATGTATTTCTTCATCGCTCCAAGTCTTATATACAATGGGTTTAAGCTCAGTATCTTTATAGCGATCGCTTTTCTTCATCACTAGTTTATGTATCAACTCTTCTTCAAATGCCCAGTTAAATATATGAAGTATATCACGCAAGTAACTATCAATGCCTCTCCTAGAACGACCATGCACAAGTTCCATTTCTCGCTTATATATTATCCATCCAGTAACTTCCATTCCGGCTACATCTTTTTTCATGGTCCTGATGTCGCTCACAAATGTTGCGTCAGGAAATACCTTGCGACAACTATTCATTACTACATTGTATTTGGCCTTAGTATCAACATTGGTCATTGTGCTTAATACATTATTTGTAAAAGCAGTAAAGACCTCACCTACAGTTATTGGTGCTTGTTGCTTATGAAGCAGGCTTTCCCAGTCCATATTATTCTTTTTAAATAATTCTATTTGCTGCCAATGTGATAATGCAATCACTGCATCATCTTTTGTTTTATAATATGATTGTTTACGTTGATTTGTGTATGGATCGCGAAATGCGACAACATAACAACTTTTGCGCCTGCGCACTTTATTCATGCTTGCCATGTGTTTGTCCTCTGTTTTTTTATTGTGGTGAAATGTGTGTGAACTAATTACTCATTTAGCAAAAACTGTACTTTTGATTCAACTATTTTGTTTTTCCAATCTACTTTATTATACGATATTGAATGCACAAATGACTTGTCTTTACATATATACGTAATAGGCGTTGGAATGTAATGATTGCCCAACATATCTTTTAATGCTTCAAATATATTTGGCAAAGCTTTTACTTTTGATTTTATATCTTTTTTTGTGTCTTTAGTAAGAATTTTATCAATTGGGTGTGCCGTAAAATCTGTATACAATGTACCTATATCCCAAAAGTCTAAAACTTCTTGTTTTGAATAACCTAATACATCACATATTCGGTCAATATTATTTACTTTTAAAACAGTTCTACCCATTTTGAAGTTTTTAAATGTAATAGATAAATCAACACTGTAATCATATTCAAGACTGTCCCATACAGTTGCTTGTATAGGTGTTGATTTGTGCTTAGCAACTCTTTCTTTTAATTCTGCTATTTCTTTTTGTTGATACTCAATAAGCATATTCTGTTGATTCATTGTTAGTACTCCGGTTTCTTCTTTATTATGTGGTGAAACGGCAATGCCGTTATAATTTCGCTCAACCCTATAGCCTAGCTTCTCCGCAAAGTCTTGCATAGTTGTGCCACGCACCTCTAATGAATCTGCTTTTTTCCAGCGATCAAACGTTTGTCTTGATATTCCAGTAAGCTTTTCTAATTGCCAAGTAGACGAGCCACTTTGCTTTATTAAAAATTTTACTACTTGTAAATCTGTTTTGAATTTTTGTGTTGTCATGATTTTATCCTCTAAGATGTCATTATATTACGCCTTATACTACAATATTCCAAAATAAATCTTGTAAAAAGAAATAACGTGTATTTAAGTTTATACCACGTTTATGGAGCAATTAACGACAAATAAAGCATTTACCTTTCGTGGTTTGTTAAGCAAACACGGCATGTCACAACGTAAGTTATGTAGGATAGTTGGCATTAGTCCGGCGCTATTAACTATGATGCTAAATGGCCAAAGAACTTTTCAATATAGACATAAAGATACTATAGCATTGGTTCTCGGTGTAGATGAAGAAAGTATAAACTGGAATGAATAAACCAATTACACAGACACAAGGCTGGCTTAGTATTGGTCAAGCTGCTGATTATATAGGTATGAGCCGTAAAAGTGTTGATAAAGCAGTTAAATTAAAAGAGCAAAATAAGTGCAATGAAACATTACGCTTAAAATACGTTGGCAATGAAAAAAGAATTTCAAGAAAAAGTTTAGATGACACGCAACGCATCATCACAACGCTTAAATAACATGGGGCGGTTACCTTCTTGTTCGCTTAACAGCGTGGTTCTATCCTCTCAATATAACCGAAATACCGCCTCATGATCTTTCGTATACACATACCAAAAGATTCAGAACAAATATCCGTAGCAAGAAAAATACGTGCAATGCTAGACCGTGCAGAAGTGTACTCATCTACGTACGAACCACAAGATGCACAAATAGGAATTAGGTTTCATAAAGTACCCAGTGAAGAATTATTAAGTCAAATATTTGGCTTGATACAGAGAGGTGGTTATGAGATTCAGCAAGTGGCCCCAGCTAACGCCAAGGCCACCGGTCCTGACTCTTCACCACAAAGAGAACAGAAGACAAACCAAAGTTAACAAAAGGAGTAGCAATATGGCTAATAGTTTAAGTGATTTAGATATACCAACTAGCGAATCTAGTGGTCTATTTATGAAAAAGTTAGAGCAAGGTGAGAATAGAATGAGGATTCTGAATGCGCCAATACCGGGATACGTATGGTGGCCGGAAGACGGCAATAAGCCAATGCGCGTTAAAAAACCCGGTGATATACCAACTGGCGTAAAAGATGCAAAGTATTTTTGGTTTCTTACTATTGCTATGGGTAATGAAGTAAAGTTCTTAGAACTAAAACAAAAAACTATCCTGAGTCAGATAAAAGCATTATCTGATAATAAAGAGTGGGGCGAGGTGCAAGATTATGACATTACTATTACACGTAGTGGTCAGGACTTAGAGACTCAATATACAGTCGTTCCAAATCCTAAAAAGGCACTTGATGATGAAGCTGCTAAAAAGTGGGCCGATATGAAAGCTCGCTACAATGCGGATAATCTTTTTACCAATGGATCTCCGCTAGAACCTGGTGAAGAGAAAGCGCAAGATGACGAAGAAGAAGAGTTGCCCTTTTGAACGTAGCTAAAAAAGGCTATCGTGGTGAAGTCGAGGTTAAGGACATGCTCCTTGACCTTGGCTTTGACGCTGAACGTTCATGGGGTAGTGATGGTCGCGCCTTTGGTCTTGCTAGTGATATAGATATTAAAGCAAAGCGTGATGACCTAGAACTACATGTGCAAGTTAAACGGCGCAAGAAGATAGCTAGTTACTTAGAATTTAAAAATGCAAACCTTGTTGCTGTGCGTCAAGACCGTGGCAAATGGGTATTTATTATGAGCGAAGAAATGTT